CAGGAACTCTTTAGGTTCCGTATTTAGGCATGCTCATTTCTAAACAATGCCCAGACCCCTGACGATTCATAAGAATCGCCGGAATCCACCCAGTCCTTTTTCGTGTGAGCGCGGACCGGACGCCCTGAAGACATGAGGTGATCGCGTTGGCTTGGATCTTGGAAAGACCCAGCAAGCGTTTTCCTCAAAGCGGGCACGTCGTCAGTACCTATAGATGGCACTGGGGAAACGACGACGTCCACTCGGACTACCTTAAACTGGTAGTCCTTGTGGATGGAATCCCATGGCAGTTCTTTTTGGAACGACCATGGCCCCAAAGCCCCCGAGAAGCGAGGCAGGACCTTTTGTCCATATCTCAGCTTCTGGAGCCCCTCCAAAAGATATCTAGAGGTTCTCCAGTAACCATTCTCATAGAGTAGGTTACTCAGTTCCATAGTGCTAACTATGGAGGCTATGTCTCCTCGTCTTTCAGGAAGCATACGACTCAAGCGAACGGGTGTAACCCACTCACCATCGTAGTAGTCTCCGCCACAACTCTCTCGGAACTTACCGTTCCAAAAAGATTTATGGCGATTAACCTTGAGCCCAAAGGCTTCAAGAGCTTCCATGGAAGATTGCACCATTTCCACGGGGATAATGATATCATCCCCGTAGACGCGGACACGACCGTGCAGGTTCATAACTTCTGCACGGCTCAGGTTCGCACCACTTGTATGCCAACCGCTAAGGAGAATTGAAAGAAACACAATTTCCTCAAACGGAAAGCATAGGGCACTACCCATAGACGCAAACTTCGTCAACGGAATTACCTCTCCCGTTGGAAGTTGTACTCTTTCAGACCTACAGGCCATCACAGCGCCTTGAAGGCTGGGCCAAGGAGACAAAATCTCCTCGACGAGTACATTGAGGACACGATCGCTAGCCTCAGAAAGATCGAGAGTAGCGAGACTGCCGGTTAGGCTGCCTTCTCTGGCAGCGTTCCTATTCTCTTCTTGCGAAGAGAATCCGACTAGAGGACCACATAAGTGGTCACCCTCTAGTAGGGGCACAAGTTCACGCATCAGGGCCTGTTGCATATATTGCATATGCGTGGGCTCTTCTGCAATGAGACGAGGTGTCTTCTGCGTTTTAGGGACAAGAACGACCTTAGCAGGCTGTTCTTGTTCCGGATATTGAAAAGAAACCGGCCAAGAAGAGTAGTGCCTCCAGTTTGGAAGCACGTATTCCCCAAAAGGGAAATACTTCTCGAGTCGATCTGTCCATACGGACATTTCAAACTTCTGGTTGCCGACCTTACGGTCGGCAGTAGCACCAGAGCCGTGAACTGGATGTAAATCGAATGAATCCACCTTGCGGTTGATTTTATCGAAAACATCTCCAAAAAGGACATGAGCTTGAAGAGCAACCTTTCGTATCTGATCGATACTAAGAGTCTCTTTAACATCATGCAGCTCCTTTTCACAAGTGATATAGCTTTCTATGGATTTAGCCTTACGGCGATCCGTGCACTCGATTTCTATCTTCTTAAAGAAGGCAGTTACCTGGCGCACTCCCCTGATTGCAGGGATAGAAGGCGATTCTTTTAACGAACCATCATCCTCGAACACAAGCTTAAGGAAACCCGATAGAAATACCGGGAGCCCGCCGCGCTTCTTAAAAGAGAGAAACGCGTCAGAAGCTACATACCCTAAGTCTAGACTTCTTTCGAAGTCTGAACAAAAGGTAGGAAGAGTTATAGTCAGAAATGACAACCCTTCGTGTTCGACACGAGTGAGAAGTGTTTTGTAATCTCGCTCGATGCTGATGCCACACTCGGTGCCCACTTCGGACACCATTACCTGCCAGAGACCCGTCAGTCTTTTCATCGTTACCTTATTGATGGAAGGCTAGCGAATACTCTAGCTTACCGGCTATTCCCTCGAGAAGCCCCTATAGGTGATATACCTACATTGAGCTAATCGACCCCCACAAAAATCAGGATTCCCAGTAAAAAACTGAGAATCCCGAGGGCAAAGAGAATGGCAACCAGAAAGAGAGCGCCGATTAACGACGCTATCTCCATGGTACTCACGGAATCAAGATTCCAAGCCGATGATCTTGTCGATGTATCCCGCAGTTGCGCAATAGGCTAGAAAGCCAGCGCACATCTGCGAGACCTCTGTGTCAGTGATACCGGCCCCATTGAGGGGCCGTTCCACTACCAGCCAAGTACTCGCCCGATAGGGCTTGTTCAAGGTCGACACGAAAGGATCGACGCCAACGACATTCTTGTCAAGGCGAATCAGACTGCGCTCACGATTGGAAACATCGTGAGCGACACGTAGCTGGTAACTACCATCTGCGGTCTGATACTTGGAAGTGAGATCTCCAGAGGTTACCCTCTTGAGTGAGTTTGCAATAGCATTAATTGTAATGCTTTGCGGATCGGTAAGCATGAGTCTCCTTGGGTATGTACCCACTGCATGGATTGCAGTAGGATTGTTATTAAGTTGTTATTCATTTGTAACAACTATTTAATTATCTTACAGCTAGAAAAACCGGGATAAACCCAAAGCTGTAAGGATGCCTTTCTGATCATCGGTTAGGTCTTTACCGACCACACCGAATCCGAGAGGACTTGCTTTGACCCGCTGTTTGGTCACCGTAGTCTGTTCCGCAGTTAGCGAAATAGGATACGTGGGCCCTCCTCCAATCGAGGAGTTATACACAGGTCGATATTGCCCGTCGTACGTCCACCGTTTTGTTATATCGGTTTGGCACATGACATAGGCATAATGCAAGCTGACTCCACGACGCCCCAAATAAGAGACGTTGTTAATCAGATCATCAAAGCTGACAATCCAATCGCAAAGCCATGACCAGGGAGTAAGATTCCACGCCGTCATAGGCGTAGGATCAACACCATAGGTGTTCATCCAGTCCTTGATGTCATCAAATTGGTTGCGGTCCATTTTTGGGAGCGCAATTTTGTATGACGCCGAGAACCAGACATCACTCTTAGACTCAGTGATGAGTTTCCTGGTTCCAGACAGCCAGTGCCGACTACCACCCTCAGCGGGTGTAGGAGGCGCACTACTTAGAGTAGAGCTGCTATTAACAGACTGGCCACTACCGATCTTGCGGGCCCTACGAACGAGCCGTCCCTCATTTCTGTGGAACTGCTCGGTGTAGGCCTCGTAATTTTTAGATGTACTTACGTACGCCTGAAAATCACGAATCAAGGGTTGCATTGCAAAAACATTATTAATGTATGCATCCCCTGCCCCGCCAAGAACTTGATGGAGCAAGCCACCTTGCTGCGAAGCAATATGACTTGACATCAACTGCGGTAGCCCCTCGCGCAATTCCCCGATAGTTTGGGAAATTGACACTTGGGGTACGGAGGGTAGCGTTTCCGCTATCCCACTTGAACCCAATGCGAATAGAGTATCGCGATCAGGACAATTTGTGTCACCCGTCCCGGCCTGAACAAAGGTGTATGCTCCTAAATCGAGAGCAATACCCCTGGGGTCGGGATGCGGCCAAGAAAAGCCCGTCCAAGAATCCAGTGTGGATCCGGACGAGTTAACTCTCTTAACAGACAAAGTCTTGGGAAGAGAATTCGTTACAGTTCTGGAATAGAACGGGGAACCATAGTCGAATCGGGAAGTGAATTTCTCACGCCCTTTAAGACCCAGTTTCTTTTGAAGCCTATTGGCCTCTCTCCATAGATTGATATAATCAATCGTATGTTGATAAGAACCTGTCCCCAACACAGACAAATCTGTATAAGTGCCTGTGAATGTAGCGCTTGGTAGCAACCATATGTTATCCCAACGATGACGATCACGCGCAGTGCGCTTGATCGCTCCGCCGGAATACGTAAGGTATGCATCTGACACAGCCATATTCCTGGACTCTCTGGTAGAAAGGCAATCAGCTGGTG